ATTAATAGTTCCAGTGGTAATAACATTACCTGATATAGAAGTTACATTTGAATTAACCTGAGTACCATCAATAAAAGATTCATCATTTGTTAAAGAAGATATATTATCTCCACTAACAATAATGCTTCCTGCTGTTATAACTCCTGATACATCTATTCTTGCTGCTGCTACAGTTCCAGTAGTAATAGCACCACCTGATATAGATGTAACATTTGAATTAACTTGTCCACCATTAATAAAAGCAGAATCATTAGTTAAAGATGAAACATTATCGCCAGTAACAATAATATTACCTGTACTAATAATATCTGAAACATTTAATCTTGCAGTGTTGACAGTACCAGTAGTGATAACACCACCACTAATTGAAGTTACGTTTGAATTAACTTGAGTACCATCTATAAAAGCAGAATCGTTTGTTAAATCTGAAATATTGTCACCTTGAACAACAATGCTGCCAGCAGTAATGATTGTTTGTGCAGAAACAGCACCTGTTGCACCAGCTACTGACTGTACTGGTGCTGCTGATGCAGCTCCTGCTGTATCAACGTAACCAGCATTATTAGTTAAGTCTGTAACATTATCTCCACTAACTATAATACTTCCTGTAGATATAATGTCATTAACATTTAATCTAGCAGTAGCTACAGTTCCTGACGTTATATTATCTGCATCTAAGTTAGTAACTGTAATAACTGAAGCATCTATAGTTCCTGCTGTTATTTTATTAGCTGTTATAGAATTTATCTTTGCATCAGTTACATTGCCATCTAATATCTTATTAGTAACAATAGCATCATCTTGAATATCAGCAGTAGCAGTAGGAGCATCACCAATAGTAAATGTACCCGATGCTGGAAATCTAGCTGGTGAAGATTCAGTTCCTAATGTATTTAAAGAAGTAATATTAGCAACATAAGAACCTGTAGGTACAAAGTTAAGATCACAATTCTCTACATCTACTATTCTATTTATTACTTGATTACCTGAATTATCTACAACATTAACCCTGTATTGATAATCAGGGAAATCAGTTGGTTCATTCCAAGATAAGAAAGGTCTACCTGTAGAACTAGAATCAGTATCAGTAAATGATAATCCTGTCGGAGCTTTAACTGCATAAGCAGAAGGTAAGTTAGCTAATTCTTCTACTGGTTCTTGAGGTGGTACTTCCCATGTATAAACATCAAAATATTCTATTAAACTAACTGCAACTAAACCATTAGGTTGTAGTTCTAATGCTTCAACTCTACAAACTTTACCTGAAAATCCTAAACCTGCATAAGTTAAATCTACTATATCTCCTACATTTAATTTATACATTTCAGGAGTTCCTAAGAACTGCATAGTTGTTTGATTTCTACTTCTAGTTAATATTGCTTTACCCATGTTATAAGCAATATATGGATCAGTTATATAAGGAAATTCAGCTTTAATTTCTAATATTTCATCATTATCATCTGAGTAATATTCAGGAGTCGCATCATGCAAAACTGTAGCTGTATCTAATTCATATCTTTTATTAGCGTTAAAAAATTCAACAATAACTTTATTTGCTTTCTTATCTTTATTGCCATAATCAACTGATATACCAGCATTAGCAATAATATGATTATCATTAATGCTGAATGATGATGAGCCTGTATCTTCTATTGATAATTCATACTGACCATTAATATAAAGAAAAATACCTCTCATGTTAGCGAGAAGCTCTTTAGCATTTTCCATTACATTTTTATTAGTATCTAAATAACCATTACAATGGAATCTTTTTATCTTCACTAAAGATGAACCAGTAGTTTGTGAAGAATAATTTGTGCCTAAAGTATCGTTAAAATAAACTCTGTATAATGGATTTTGGTCAAAGAATTCATCTCTTTGAATATCAGTAATTTCTTTACCTGTAATAACACCATCACCATTGTTATCATAAATATCTATTAATTCACCAATTTTATTTTGCCACCAATCACTATTAGGGTCTGAACCACCAATGGTTATAAAGCTATCACCAGCAACACCACTCCATGTTAATGATTTAGATGTACCGCCAAAAAATGGATTATCAACTTCTGTATCACAAACATCAGCAGCAGAGCTAAATGTAGAAATATTGATTTGTGATTCAGTTAATCCTTTACCGACCTCGTTGTCAGTAATGTAATTTAAAAAACATAAGGCAGGGTTATCTGAATATGCATAAGTAGAAACATCATTAAATCTATGTGAACCACTACCACCAGCAGTAGAATCTAATCTAGGATCATAAACTTTCTTACCTCTAACTTGTACTGTTAGTTGCGGTACTCCTGACCAAATACCATCTTTATCATAACCATAATGAGCAGCAATATAAGCTATACCATTTAATTTATGTGCTGAAGTCCAATTAGGCATAGAAGCTACAAGCATAGGGTCTGCTGTTTGACTTGCAGCACCATGATGTAAGTTCATTACATATCTATATTTAGAAGTAGGACTTGAACCAAATTGACCAGCACCAGCATCAATGCCAGTACCATTTTGTGAAACTGTATTTAATGAATAGTTACCTGAAGCTATTTTATCTGAACCTATATAACCACCATCTCTAAATCTAGCAGAATCAGTTAATCTATTGCCATCTAATTCAATACTCTTACCAATAATTTCATCTACTTCACCTACTGCTAAAGCATAGACCACATATAAATCTCTTGAATCATTTGCAGATACATCCATGTAAATAATCTGAGCACCAACTCTACGAGTACCATATATAACAGGAATCTTTCCACCAGCAGAAGTTTTATTAGCTAGAATATCTTGACCTTTAGCAAGCATATTTCTAGCTTGTAAGAATCCTTTAACTCCAACTACAAGGGTTGCTACATTTACAATAGTAGTTATTGCTTGTAATACCTTGCTTCCTTCGTAAACACCTTTAGCCCATTGAAAAAACTGAACAACTTTATCTAGCATTATCTACCCCACCTAACATCTTCTTTAACTTGGGTAGCAAATTCCATACCTTTATCACCTGTACTAAATGATTGTTGTGATTCATCAGAAAAGTGTCTTCCTTTAGTTAAATTCCAATTTGCCCAATGCGATGCAACTGTCATATTAAGTGTAGAATTATCAATACTTTCTGTAATAGCAACATTTCTAATTTGCCCTGTAAAATAATTAATTGCACCTACAATAGTTTCATCTGAATTAAAATAAGCTATATAAATATCAACTGTTTTATCTGTAAAAGCACCATCTTGAACTAAAGACCTGACTTGGTCAGTAACATTTGAAAAACCTAAATTTATTTCATCTACCTGTAATTGACCTGTTTCAGTTATTGAATCAACTGATAAAAAAGAACCGCCAGCTTCATAGCTATTAGAATCATAAGTAACATCAGAATACCAATCAGTTAATCTGATAGTAGATGATAAATTAAGTTCAACTAAAAAAGCTGTCTTAGTTGCTGTTGATGATACTTGAGTTTGTAAAGCAGATGATAAACTTCTAGGCATTAGGTTATAACCTCTCTAACATCAAATGAAATACTATAAAAACCACTAGCATCTGTTGAATACATAATCTCATTATTTTCAAGATAAACAGTGAAACTAGGTTTATTTACAGTAACAGCTTCATTATCTGCTAGAGATGCTACTAGGTTAGGTGATATAAGAACAGTTAATGCTCCACTACCATCAGAATCAATATCTGATTGAACCATATAGACTTTACTATGATTAGCAAATTTAATTAGATCACCAGCTTTCAAAGCACCTGTTTGATTGTTTGAGAAGCCATCTATAGCAATAGAAGCATCTCCTGATGTATGAGCTCCAACTACCTGAATATCTGTTTCTAACCTGCCTGCACCTAAATTATCTAATGGTGCAACTATAGTAAAGTCCTCAAAAGAACCTTTTTGTTTTTGTAAAAATGCAAATACTTCTTGAGCCTTTTCTTGTTGTAAAGGTGGCATTTGCACTGTAAAAGAAAAATATTGACTACCTATTTGTCTGACTTGTTTTCTACCTGATAAAGTCTGATTCAATAAAGTAGGTCTATTATCTTTGAAATTTAAACTTCTAAAATTAGGAGATGTTGGAAATTGTCCTGACATTATACTACTCCCATCTTGCCTTGATTATTCATGGCATTGTTTATGATTGATGTTATCAATCCTTTTCTTGATGCTAATAATTGGTCAAATCCAGCAGCATCTACTGTTGATATATTAAAGTTGACTGTAGCACCCATGCCTTGACCTTTAGTATGATCTATAACAGTTTCATTAGGATGTAATATTGCAGGAAATCCACCTCTGCCATCTACACCACCTGCTCTTGCACCCATACCAGTAAAACCACCACCTTCTAATTTAGGAATTGTATTTGGTATTGTTAATGATGATGTATCTATTTGAGGTTTTTTCTTAAATATACCACCAAACGATTCAAACATTTTATCTATAACTAATTTTTGTAAAGCTATTCTTATTAACTCTCTTACTATAGAGGTAGCAAAATCTTTAAATGATGCTTTACCTTTTTCTAAGAAATCCATAGTTAATTGAGTAATACCATCATAAGACTTTTGAAATACACCCTGCATTTCTTCTTGCATGGTTTTTATATTAGTAAAGAAATCTTTATAACCCTTTTCAGCATCTGCTAAAAACTGTTGAAATGCTGTTAGTTTTGCAAAACCAGTTTTTTTGTCAGCTTCTTGTTCTTCAGGCTTTCCAAATATAAGTTCCATAAGACTTGGAACTTCATAATCTGTATCTCCTACAACTCTGTCTCTAATTCTTTTTCTAGCTTCTGCAATTTTTTCTACAGATTCATCAATCTCTCCACCTATAGCATCAACATCTATAAGTTTAATTTTACCAATACCAAGCCTTTCAGCTACATTTGGCATTTTATCTATAGCACTATTAAACAACCCTAATATTTTATTAAGACCATTTGCTATAAATTTAATTACAGCAAAACCAGTTAATTCTTTTATACCTTGTTTAAAGGTTTCAAAAGCAATTAAACCTTTATCAATAAAATTAGGAATTGTTACGTCAAATACTTGTCTAAAGTCATTATATATTTCTTGTCTAAATACATAAGCTGCCATTATTAATGTAGTAAATCCTGTTAATAATAAACCAAATGGATTTGCTAATATTGCCTTACCCATAGCTTTTATAGCTAAAGTAACTCCAGCTATTGCTGGTATTAATAAAGCATCTAAGTTTTGTGCAACAAAATTTATTCCATTAGCAAGTTTTGAAAAACCTTGAGTAGATTCTTGAATATCTCCAATCATAAATTGAAAATTATTTCTTAAAGCCACACCAGCTTGACCTAAAGTCATAGGCATATCTTTTATTAGATTATTAGTTTCATCAATACCTGCAATAAGAATTGGCATTACAGTTTCTGCTGTTAATTTACCAGCATGACCAAATTCTCTAAGCTCACCAACAGTCATGTTAAGACCTTCGGCTAACATCTTAGTAAGAATCGTGTTGTTTTCCATTACTGATCTAAGCTCATCACCTCTTAAAGCACCTGAAGCTAAACCCTGAGCTAACTGTCTAGCAGAGTTATTTGCTTCTTGAGCATGAGAACCAGCAATAATAAAAGTATTTGCAACCATTTGTGTAGCATCAGCAACGTCTTGTTGTGTTGCTCCTAAATGCTCAGTAGCTAAAGAAAGTCTTGTAAACAACATGGCTACAGCATCAAAATCAGACCTTGACTCTAATGCAATTCTTCTCATGTGGTTCATAGCACTAGCAGTTGCTTCTGCACTACCAGTAAAAGCATCCATTCTGTTTTTAACGCCAATCATGACGTTAGCAGCTTCAACTAATTCTCTTACAGAAAAAGCAGCAGCAAGAGTTTGCCCTAATTGACTAACAACGCTATTGACACCACCAATGTCTCTTTTAAATTTATTTAAAGCAGCAGCAGATTTGTTATTTGCGAATAAATCTATCTGATATTTAAATGCTTTAGGTAGTGCCATTTCTTTCTTCCTTTATCTCAAGATAAGCCAACCATCCTTGAAACTCCTCAACTGTCATTGAATCAATTTCAGTTAATGTTTTGTTAAGTTTTTCAGCTAAAGCATATCTTATGTATAGCTGCTTATCTTCAATTACTTTTTTTTAACTTCTTCCTGTGAAACATTATTCATCATTTCACTAGAAACTCTTATTAATACATCTCTATCAACCCTCTCCAATAAGGTTTTCTTATCAGCGATGGTAAATAACTTTTCTCCAGCTTCGTCTAATGCTTTATAAATTAAAACATAAGCCAAAAGCTGTACGTCATCATCTTGAGCTAGTTTCATAAATTTAGAAGTCTCTGAAAGAGTTATTGGTTTACAATAAATCTTAAGTGGATTATTTTCATCCTCACCCCATTCAGGGACTTCTATAATTTTAGTTTCTAGGCTATCAAAATGCTTCTTTGCGTTATCTATTGCTGACATTTTCTTATACTGTTGTTTGTGTTAATGCACCAGTACCCTGTACTGAAACACTAGCTTCAACTAGACCATCAAATGAGCCAGTTCTTGTTACTCCAGTAACAATAGCTGTACCAGTATAATAAGTATCACCTGCTGTATCTCCTTCAGGATATAGATTTAAAGTTACTTCTGAACCAATGGTTAAAGCACCTTGACCAGTAGTATCAGTCTCATCCCAAAATACATCTAAACTTCCTGAGAAAGAAGTCAATGATGATTTATATGTTCTAGCAGAATCGCCCATTGAAGTATCTTCTAAAGTATCAGCAGTTTCTTCGATTGAATATGATCTAACCTCAGACACTGAATCTGTACCAACTTTAACGATACCTTCGCTTCCTTTATGTGTCGCCATTTTCTACCTCGTCTTTCGACTTTTTCTTAGAAGAAGATTTAATTTTATCTTGCGAATGGACTGCTTCCTCTTTCCAACCCATATTCTTTAAAGACTCAACCTTAGAAGGATGAGCTATTATTGAATTCTTACCATTTGGACTAATCATTTTCATAATTTGCCTCCTGTTAAACTGCTACATCAGGATTAGTTTCCTGAACATAATAGTTAGTTAAAAATGTAAGAGAGACATAACCCAGCGGCTTTTCTCCCTCTCCGTTAAATTCTATTTCTGTTGATTCTAAATAGCAGTCTTTAGCTAATCCATCTAAAGTTCTATCTGCTGCTATTGCTTCCTCAACTTCTTTTGATATTGTATCAATAGTATCATCAAAGTCACTACTAGCTTTTGCATATCCTTCTACCACTACTGACAATTCTCTACTCATAACTCTATCAGTACCTATTACTATAGGTTCAGATGTTTCTGACTTAGTATAGATAACTAATGCTGGTACTGTTTCTAATGGATAAACCCTAGATTGATATACTCTTGATCCAGTAGTTGTTAAACCAGTTAAAGTTGTACCAAACTTTTCTCTTATCTGTTGTCTTATATGATTTGCCATTAAACTTCCTCTAACATTAATGCACTAAAACCTGTCCTATCTGCTTGTATATTTACAACAGTATAGTTTTGTGCTGCTTTGAGTATATTACCATTAGTATCTTTAATTGCAGATACATCTAATCTATTTCCAAATGCAATATTTGGTACATCTACAGTTCTGCAATAGGCTATTGGTTTTAATGCCTCTACACCAACACCATCATTTAGTTCTACATATTCATTATTTAGAATTACATTGATGGTTGTGGAAGTACCATTATTTGTATAAACAGCAGATACTCCATGACCATAGTTAATATCTAAATATCCAGCCATATCTAATTCAGTTTCTAATCTAAATTGAGACATTATTCTTCCTCTAATACCAAAGAGACTAAACCTGTATTATCAGGTTCTACCGACCTAACAACAAATGTAGTTGTTGGTTTCAAAACATTACCCTTATCAGTTGTTATTGCATCAACTCTTAATTTATCTTCTTGAGATATATAAGGTACATCAGATGCTTTAACTATTGCTCTTGGCTGATAACCAGCAACAGGAACAGTGCCGCCTTCTATATTAAAATATTCTTGGTCAATAATAATATTAATATTCTTAGAGAATCCTGAATCAATATCAAAAAGGGTATCTATTAATGGGAAGTCATCCCATAGAGATTGTTGGACTTCAAAGAAAGTGGCAGTAACACCATGACCTGTTGTGGTATCAACATAGGCGTTAAAATCTAATGCACTCTCTAAAGGCATGATTTACTTTTTAGCTCTAGTCTTAGGAGCTTTTACTTTTGAAGTTTCTAAACCTACGCTTCTATCTTGTTTTTCAGCTTTAGGCTTACCTACATGAACTTCAGCTTTACCATAACCACATAAAGCATGACCTTCATGTTCAGGTAATTCAACTATATCGCCAGCATGAACCTTAGAACCACCAGCCATTGTATCTGTTAATATTTTATATTTTTTCATATTTAAGTTGGGGGTATTGCTACCCCCATTCCATTTAAGCATCAGTTAATTAGTCGCTTGATTTACAGAAAGATACTGCGTGTCTTACAGCAACATCAACAGTTTGTAGAGCAACAATTCTTACTCCACCTGAAGTTGATAATGCATAAGGGTCAACAGTAATATCTAGTCCACCATACATACCAATTAATAAGTCTGCAAAGTTTCCAAAGTAGAAGTCACCACTTGTTACTTGATTGCTTCTAATAACATTATAACCATTCATAGTGTTATCAGGAGAAACAACAAATTGAGCAGTATTAGTTGCTTTTTCAGTTGTTTTTAAAGTACCAAAGTCAGCAGGTCTACAAATATAAGCTAAAGAACCATTTAAAGCATTATCGTTTGCGACTGCGGACTCCATTGCTACGACCTCAGCCCATGTAGGGTTAGCAGCAGCAAATGTAGTTGTGTTAATACCTGAAGTATTAGCAATACCTGTAGGCTGACCACTTGTACCTGAACCAGCTAAAGCACCTAAATCAATAGCAGTAGCTATAGATTGTGTTAGGTCATCTCTGATTAAATTCTCAACATCTAATGAAGATTGTTGTAATAATAATCTAGTAGCATCAGTAAAAGCACCGATTACTTTGGGAGACATAGTTACTGAACCTGAAGTGAATTCTGATTCAGAAGCAGCAGTACCTTCAGTTGCAATCCAACCAGCAGAAGAAGCAGCAGTTTTCTTAGGTATTACAACATTACCTTGTAATCCTCTAAGCATTGTTGCACCAGCTTGCATTACACTTGAGCTGTTTCTTAATACATCAATGAAGTCTCCACCTCTATAATCTTCAGCGATTAGAGTTGAATCATCAGATGAATTAATATCTCTTTGCTTCCAAGTTCTTAGAACTTCAGCAGGTAACATGATGCCTTGAGCATCTTTACCATATTGTCTAGCAGCTTCAGCAGAACATTCAAATTCAAATGCTGCATCTTCTTGTGCTTTTCTGTCGCTAGGATTAGCCATAGCTCTAATAGCTTTTACTAGGCTAAACTGTCTAACTTCTTTTTTAGTCATACCGATGTCTGAAGGAGTTTCTAAAGGAGTGTTGTTAGAAATATTTTCTAATAATACACCTCTAAATTCTTCAACAGAGATACCATCAGCAATCGCTTTGTCAGCTAAATCTCTTTTATTGTGTCTAGCTGCTAAATCTATAATCTCTTTTGAGTTTCTTTTAAATTCAGCTTTAGCTTCATCAATAGTTTGAGTTCTAACTTCGTCTAGGTTTATGTCTTTTTTATCTTCTGACATTTTTATCTCCTTAAAGTTAATATCATTATTATTTTTAGAACGACCAACTCCAACAAGCCTTGACTGATCGGCTGGGACTGATACAGAGGATACCTCCATAGGAGTCCACTTAGCTTTATAGTAAGTCTCATCTTTGTCATTCATTCTTTCCAGTTTGTCGATGCGATATCCGACGGATATATTCATGCGTATCCCATCTTTTACGTCTTCAAACACTTCTTGAGCTAAAGCAGATTTTCCAAATCTGACTACTGCTAAAGACCTTTTAGCAGTCTCGTCTAGTTTGAATTCTTCAATTACACCTATTTGCTTGGTCATATCATGATCCAAGAGAAGAGGCGCACGTCCTGAATTAATAAATTCCATATTTATATCATCAGCAGAATGTCCTAGCACTTCCATGCCAAAACTTCTTTCAACAGGTTCTTCGCTAGAAACTCCTATACGAACTCTTCTATTTTCCTCATCAAGATAAGAATGTTTAGATAAGTCAATAGTTCTATATTTCATAGGCATATCAATTACTTTTCTTTCTTCTTCTTCATGAGCCATAGATACTTCGTCAGTAATCTCTAGTTCATCACCTTCTTTTTCTACATCCTCATGCTTTGCGAATTCAACGATAACCTTATCGTCAGTTTCACTCACATTGAGGATATGTCTATCATCTTTATTCATAGATTTCTCCTCTTTATTTGTTGATAAAGGATGTTTTTCTGATTCTTGCGAATCAAAACTTGTTTGTCTTTCTTCTATAGCATCTTCAAATTTTATATATTCAAAATCATGCTCATCTAACCAATCTTTTGCTTGTTGAGGAGTATATTTAGAAGAATCAAATCTAATAGATTGTATTTCTGATACTCCTTCTTTTATTCCATAAATAGCATCTATGCCATTTCCTAATTCATCATTTTCTCTTGCAAAAGAATCGTATTGTGCTGGGTCTTTTATTCTTGCTGCATGTTCATTTGGATATGGTCTAACATATTCATTTCTCTCATCTTTCATTTGATTTACTTTTGTTGTTGACCACTTATAACCAGCATCACCACCCCATAATGCCCAAGCTATTCTGCCATTAGAAGGATAACCTTCTTCACCAGCGTTAAAACCTTCTGCTTGTTTATCTACTTCATGTCTTGAGAAGAAACTATACATTCTTTTAATAGTTTCATCAGATAAATTTTCATTATTAAGAATTTGATTTGCTCTTTCAGCACCAATTCTAGTGCCTCCACGACCAAATTCTTTTCTCCAGTCTAAACCCTTACGAGCTTCTACTTTCATTCCTTCAGTTGGTCTAGCCATCGTCCTCATCTCCACCAAGAATTTTAGCATCTACTGGATTCTTAGCTCCAAATGGTTGATAAGCCAATTCAATATCATATTGTTTAGCTAATTCAATTTCTTTTTGATGTTGCTCAAAAAGTTCTTCTGTGTCTCTTCCGTATGAACCACTAATATCAGCATAAGTAAGTGTTCCATTTTGTAAACCTATTACATTTGCTTGCATTTCTTTTAAAGGATCAATCCAAGCAAAACTTCTTGGGATGTAATTTACAGAACTAGCAAATTTATCAAATTTACCCATAGGTAGATTGATATAACCTGTAGATATAACCATTTCTAACCAAGATTTAAAAACTGGGTTTATAAAATGGTCAATTACAAATTGTTGATATATCTGATACATACTTCTATCTTCTAAAGCACCCTGTCTTATTGAAGAATAATTAACTGAAGTCAAATCATTAGATAATGAATGATAAGAAATATTTAAACCTGATGCGATACTTCTTAAAACACTTGTTGTAAATGAATCAAAAGCAGTAGTTGGATGAGTAGGATCAAATGCTTTGAAATCCATACCTTGAGGCAATTGCTCAAATACACCAGCTTGTGCGTTCATTGTTGGATTAAAAGTATCTTCATATTCTCCATCACCAACATATCCATCTCCATCAGGAGAGGTAAAGAAGCCCATTTTTGATGCTCCAACTCTAGCTGCAACTATCTCCGCCTCTAAATAACCATTTAACATTTTCACATTAGCCATTGCTGTAGCAACCAAAGAAATACCTCTAGTTTGTTCTGCTCTAGTAGGTAGGTAAGCATGGATAATCTCATCAGCAGGAACTCTAATGTGTTGTGCTTGACTTAAATAAACTCTATCGTATGGATGATCTTTATATAAATGATAAGCAACTGGTCTATCATATTTATCTACTTCAACACCCATTTTAACTTTGTTGCCAGTAGCTTTATAAACATCATTTTTATTTTCATCTAAATGATCTGCTTCTAAAAACTGTAACTGAAAACCAAAAGGTGAATTACTGTTTTTTATTTTTCTAATTAATACTTCACCATCTCTACATAAAGATTCAATAAATATTTTTTGACAATCTAAAAATGATAATCTGCCATTAGTTGTGCAATTACCTACCTGACCCCATTCCTTCCAAGCTGACTCAATGAGCTGGTTTCCAGCAACGTCTAATGAGCCATTGTCATCTCGACCTTTACTGGAAACTCTTATGCCATGCTTACCGATAACATTAGATACCATCAGGTTTAAGTATCTTGCAATATAGCTATCGTTCCTTGCTAACTCTCTTGCTCTATCTCTTAAAATTCTTATGTTATCTTTTATCTCAGCATCGGCACTTGTAGAGGTGGTAACAAAATCTGCAAACAATCTTCCAGTGTTAGCTCCTGTATAGCTTCTTCTATATGC